CTTTCTTTTGTTTTTGAATTAGAAGAAGTTGTTCTTCGTATTTTTTTATGAGGAGATCTAGTGGCTTTGGCATAATCAGTCAGGTGCGTGACACTCTGCTCCTTTAATTAAGGTTTTATCGTCAGAATCTAAAGTCCAACTAAATAACATATCTATTGTAGAAGGATCTTCTACCCAAACTTTAACGTGTTTTGTTGGATCATATCCTACTTCAACATCACAAGAAAAACTAAATTTTCTTGAATCTTTTTCAAAATAATAATTCATAATTAAGTAATAGTTATTGTTCCTATTTGATTACTGTAGTTAACTTCTAAATAATAACCAGAAGTATAACTAGGTGCTCCGTCAGCATCATATTTAACTTTAAACAAATGTGAACTAGAACCATCTATAGTTCCACCACTAAGGACAATTTGATTATCTATATGTCCATTTGTCCAACCAGTACTACCTGTACCTACATTATTTATTAGATTGATTCTTTCAAATGCTGTTGTGTTTCCTCTGGTAACAATAATATTTTCAATGTATTTATAATAACCACCAGTATTCCAATGGTTCATATAAAATTTTACGTTAAACACAACCCCATTATTAGTTCCATTAGCATTACCATTAAAAGAAAAATTCCAAGTCCTATCTTGACTAGGGTCTATAGTACCACCAATAATAACTTTATTACCACCTAGGCCACGAATACAACCTTTAGGTAAAAGGATTCCATTCTCGGTAGTTTCTACCTGTTTTACGTCGTCGTGATATAGCTCTACTGCTCCATCATTAACAAGAACTAAATTATTTTCCCAACCACCACCTGCATAGTTTTGGAAATGTAGTTTTCCAGTAGATTGATCTTTATGTATACGACTGTAATCAGCATAATCATCACCTTCATCAGCTAAGAATTGGATCTCAGAACTACGACCCTCTGCACCTGTAACAAAGAATGTAGTGTCTGCACCAGCATTTTGAACTTGAGCACCATTAGCGTGTGTCTCAAACTTTTTACTGTTGTCGTGATATAGCTCTACTGCTCCGTTAGCATCTGCTTTTATCATTGTCTCAGTATTGCCACCATCATTCAACCTAAGAGCATCTGATCTAATAATTAAAGCGTTTGTAGTATTTAGAAGGTGGCTGTTCGTTCCATCGTGATAAATTTGTAGGTCATTATTGTTTCCAAGTTTTAGTTTACTATTATCATCAAAAATAATACTGTGACTTCCAGCATCTAAGTTACCGCCTAGCTGTGGACTTGTATCTGCAACTAAGTCTGTACTTACTGTTTCAAAGCTAGGATCTGCTCCGTTGTTTGCTCGCAAGAACTTACCATCACTAGATCCATCACCATGAGGTAATTTATCTAAAGTTACAGATTGATCTTCAAGTCCACCTGATTGTGTTTTGGTTAGTCCCATTAGTCTGCCTCCTCTGCTGTATTAGTTTTAGCCCACTCCAAGTATTCTTGGTAGTCGGTGTTTGCTTCATTAAATGGGATAAAAGCATTATCTTCTTTTCTTAAAATCATTTTTGTATCAATTTCGTTAGTTAACTGATTTTTTAATTGTTTATAAGTGTAAGACATAATTAAAGCTCCGCATCAAATTTACAAAATGCACTACCGCTATCATCTAAGTATAATATCCCACCACTCGCAACTGTATTTGTTGAATAAATTGCAACTCCACGAGTATCTGGCTGAAAAAAGACAGGATCACCAGCATAACCACCAGAACTAGTGAAAGTACCAGAAAATGAACTTGTAGGTGCTGCTCTTTTTTCTACTTCAAAACTATGAAAATTATATGCTGCTCCAGTTGAACCAGAACTATATCTTCCTAACACGTATAAACCTGGATTAAAAACCTCGTAATAGCGTTTGCAAAGTTGAAGCTCCTGACCGAATGACCTATGCTCAAAATCTGTTGCCACGCTGCCTACTTCTAATTGAACTCCTGTAAGATACCAATCATTTGATGTGCTACTACCAAAATTTACTCCATGTTGTGAACCAAATACTGAATTTGCATAACTTTCCCAAGCTGTACTAACTGCACCACCTTTGTAAGTAGAACCCAAAATTAAAGAAAAATTAATCTGTAATCCAGCACCATTATCATCATTAAAAAAACCTGAAGTATCTGCTGGAATAGAGATAGTCTTTTTCTCCCAAGTGTTAGCAGAGTTTATAGTATAAGTTCGACTATATATTCTATTTGAATTGTCGTTTTGTACACAATTGATATTATAAGTACCTGTTAGACTTGACCTAACATAAAAACTGAGAACTAATGGCTTTGCTGCTGCTGTGCCATAACCTAAACTTTGTAAATCCTGTGCTTCAACGTGATAACGCACCATTACAAATTCATTATGGGCAGTTGAAGTATCGGCAGCCGTACAAGTCATTTTAAGACTTTTTGCAAAACCATCTGGAGAAGTAGTAGATTGTGCCATAGTAAAATTAGCAGCAGTACTTTCTCTTTTAAACTTAAATCTATCTAAAGTAAAAGTATTTTGTACAGCAGAAAAACTTGTACCACGTTGAGCCACTTGCATAGCTCCGTTAATTATTAAATTACGATTAGGTTTATTAGTAATATTGGCAGTACACGTTCCATCAGAATTATTTACGGTAATAGCAGCAACACTAGCTCCTACCCCTTTTATCGAATTTACCTTGATCTCTGACATAATTAACTAGGTTTTGGATTGTCGGTTTTGACTTTTTCGCAAGCTGTATAGTATGCAGTTAGTTTACTAGAATCACCCTTACTATTCCAGTACATTGCATCTGCAAATTCACCTAAAGATGGATATAAAAGTTGTCTATCAGTTTTGTACTTAACCGCAGCAGCTTCAGCATTTAACGTAACTCTTGCAGCGTCAATATCAGATTGAACAAGTGTTATCTGTGAGCCGTCTGCTTTGAAAGCTCCTGTAGAATCATCAATAGATACAGCATCAGGATATGCTTTGCGTATTGCTTCATGGTCTAAACTCATGCCGCTACCTCCATAACTGTAATAGTAGAACCACAAACACCATCAACAGAGTTACCACTTCTTCTTGGTCTGTTTAAATAAAAATATCCACCACTTTGACAGGCAACTTGCAATTTATATGTTATAGAACTGTTAGTTGCTGGACTGTCTAAAAGAGCTATAGTTCTTGTCCACGTAGTCCAAAGAAAACTACTTGCTTCACTTATTCCCGGTGCTTGAATAGTAGCTGGATTATTACCACTTGCAGGTATTCTTAAACGAGTAGAATCTCTTAGTAAATCAAGATAAAAATTATAATCATAACCACCATGATTTATTTCAGCAAAAACCATGATTTTACTTGAAGTTGAAGATGGTGTAATTGATACACTCATTCCCGTAATGTCTACTTTACTTGTTGAGTTAGTAGAAAAAGTATCTGTTTTATTAACTGAGACAACTTGTGAATTTGATGTCGTTAAAAGGTTACCATCTGCAACGTCAGGAAGAGTCATAACTCTGTTATTAGCAGAAGAAGAGGGTGCTTGTAAGCTGAAAGACCCACCACCTGATGCTGCGTTTAGTTTAATCTTTGCTGTCATGGTTAACTAGGTTTTGTTGGATAAGTTACGTTGTGAGGGTCAGCAGTATTAGCTGGTAAGTCTCTAAGAGCTTGTCTATAAGTTTTCATTGCGTCTGTAAGTGTATGATCTGCAAGTGCTAAATAGTCAGTTTCAGCTAATAATAAATTTCTTCTAGACCTTAAATTTGCAAGTGCTTCTGCATCTGTAGGCGGTGTATCAGAAATTGTTGTTTCTGTTATTTTGCCTGTTTGTATGTCAAGTGTAGTATTTTTCATATTAATCTTGATAATAACTTAGTGATGCTGAACCATTATCAAATGAGCCAGTATTTAAAAATAATTGAGCTTGTGTAATATTTGCAGCTAAATTACAATAACCCTGACCCCAATAATAAGTTGAATTATTACCTCTAGTTACATCTGACATTATATTCCATCTATCCGTACCAGCAGTTTTCCAACATTGAATTTGACCATTAAAAACATTTTCTGCTCTTCCATAATTCTCATTGTATAACATATGCCTACTTGTCCATGTATCAACTCTTTGATAACTAGTTTCAAGATAACTAACAATAGAGTTATAACTATCAATAAGACCAGAAGCAGTACCTAATCTTAATGCTGCATAACTTTCACTTCCATTAGAACCTGTATTACTTGATAGATTTATAAAATTTATACGAAGAGCGATTGCATCAGTTGGTATTCCTGAGAATGTATAACTTCCACCAGTTCCTATAGAGGTATAATTTACATGAGTCCATTTCCCAACTGCACCACTTGCAAGTTTTGCAGCAGTAACAGCATTAGCAGCAAGCATATCTGCATCTACTATTCCATCAGGAAGTCCACCAACGGCTACACCAGATATAACATTTGTAGATCCGTTTATAGAAATTGCCATAATTAAACTACTGTATAGACGCTGCCAGAACTGACAGTTAATGTAATTCCGCTTGCTACGGCAATAGGACCTGCACTCATACCATTAGACCCTGAAGGGATTGTTCGTGATGCACTAATCGTAGCACTATTCTCGTAGATCGCACCACCACCAGTTGTAGATGCAACACCTGTTAAAGCTGACCCATCAATAGCAGGTAAAGCACCTGTCAGTTTAGATGATGTAAGAGCAGAGATCCTCGCATCAGCAACAGTTCCAGTTAAGTTACCTGCTGGTATAGAAGTTAGGTTAGCTGCACTAATAGCTGGTAAAGTTGCAGGGAACCTGGCATCTGGTACAGTTCCAGAAGTTAAGTTTGATGCACTTAAAGCAGTTAAATCAACAGCAGCCCAACTTAAAACTCCATTTGTATCTGTTTTTAAGAACTGACCATTAACAACATTTACAGGCAAAGTTAATGTATAGCTTGCACCTGCACTATGGGCTGGTGATTTAATTTTTACACCATGACTATTTTGTGAACAGTTAAGTTGTACTGTTCCATCAGCACTACTGCCATCACCTTTTACTTCAACAACACCAGTACCGTTTGGATTTAATTTTATATTGCCATTAGTTGTACTTGTATTAATCTCACTAGCTTGAACATCTAAGTTACCACCTAATTGTGGAGTAGTATCTTCAACAACATTACTTATTCCACCACCACCACCACCACCTTGAGCAGCAGCCCATTTAACACCTGTAGCTTCATTACTATCAGCAGTTAATACATAGTTATTCTGTCCAACAGAAAGGGCTGAAGGATCGCCAGAGCCATCACCAACTAAGATCTCACCTTTAGTATCAAGATCGCTGTTCATTACTGCACCAGCAGCATCTACATTAGTGGCATCAGTTACATCAGCATTAGCTTCTATTGCATTTAATTTACTGTGGTCTGCATCTGTAAATACGTTACTGTCAGAAGCCGACTCAACTAATCCTCTTATTTCACTAGCAGTCTGATCGGTTGTAGCACCTGCTTCTATAGCATTTAGTTTTGTATGGTCTGCATCAGTAAAGACATTAGAATCTGAAGCTGCTTCTACTGCTGCTCTTATCTCAGCATTAGTTTGGTCAGCAGTTGCACTAGCTTCAATACCATTCAACTTAGTGTGGTCAGCATCAGTAAACACGTTACTATCACTAGCACTTTCTACAAGTGTTCTTATCTCTGCTGCTGTTTGGTCTGCTGTAGCAGAAGCTTCTATTGCATTTAACTTAGAATGATCTGCGTCTGTAAAGACATTACTATCAGTTGCAGCTTCTACTGCTGTTCTGATTTCTGCATTTGTCTGATCTCCTGTAGCTCCTTCTTCTATACCTGATAATTTATCTGTAATCTCTTGTTGAGCAAATAATACTTGGTCACTATTTGTATCTAAATCTGTTTCTGTTAAAACACTACCATCTTGAAAATCTACTTTCTTTGCAGATATATTTGTATCTCTTTGAAATTTAACAGCAGCACCATTAGCAGGGGTGTTACCAGAAGTAAAGGTAACTGTTGATCCGCTAATTGTGTAATGAGTATCTAATGTTTTTAAGACACCTGCTACTGTTACATCTACTTCATTGTTAGCTAAGAACGTAAAAGATATTGCAAAGTTATTAGTACTACCATTACCAGTATGTGTTGTTGCTGTCGCTGTGGTATTAGTAGCCATGATTAATTATTTAAATTGTAATTTTGATAATTTACATTCATTTTATCAAGGAACTTCTTTTTAATATTTTGTTTTGCATTTATCCTACCTTGATATTCTTCTTGAGTCATCTCTTTTTCTCTATAAAGGTTAATACCTGCTTTAATATATTGAGTATTGATTTTATTCATTTCATTAAAAATAAGTTCTGCTGCTAGTTTACCTACATCTGAATCTCTACCATCATCTTCGATTGTTGTCTTAGCATTTTGGTAAATATCGCTATCAAAAAATCTATTCATAGCTTGTTTTATATCCATTTTATTAGAACCACCAACATTAATTTTGACAGTATTTACATAAATTTGTAATTTATTATATTCTTTCTTATCTAATTTCTTAGGTACAAAACCTTTTGATCCTACTCCTGTAAAATTAGATCCTCTAATAACTTCGGGTGGTGGAGACATCATTCTTCCAATTAATCCTGTAGCTTCATATAATCTAAAATTCTTGCTTTCGCTAATAGGAGTTGTTGAAAATAAATTTAAACCTGCTTTTTGAGGATAAGTAACAAATTCATTTGTAATATGTTCTACTTGTGGAACAGCTGTACCACCAAGATTATATCCGACTGATTCTCTTATCTTATTAAGAATATTGTCTGCTATTTGTATAAAAGAATCTACTTTATTAAATTCTTCGTCACCATATTTTACATTTTCATTTGCAGTATCACCTGCTCTAGTTTTAGTATCTGGTTTTAAAAACCATTTTAAATCAGAATAATCACCTTCTTCAATAGCTTTTATTTTTGCTATTTCATCTGTCACACCCATAATTCTTAAAATATCTGTTGGTGTTCTTCCTATTCTTTTTAGTAGAGAGGAATAAGGCAAAATACTATTACCAACTTGTCTGCCAACATAATCAAACCATTTTTTCTTTGTATAACTTACACCTTCTTCTGGGTCTGCATTTTCTCCTAAATCTGGTACTGCTGCAATAATATTAAGCAGTTCATTTAAAGGTGCTGTATAAGTTTTGTTAAACATGTTTCTACCTGCAAAAGCAACCCAAACTTTTATGAACTCACCAATATCTTTATCTTTTGTTGACATTGGAGCCATTTCTGCAAAATCTAAAAATATCCTTACAAGAGAAGCCATAGGGTCAGGTATGCCTTCTAAGCTTTTATATACATAAACAGGTTTACCATTTCTATAAACTATATCTCCATCTTCATCATATTTTAAAGTAGCAACACTATATGGTCGCCACCCATTTTTGTATTTAGAAATCCATTCAACAGCACCATTCTTATTAAAATAATTAGGACCACCACCTGTTAAAAACATGTGTGGTGGTTCACCACCTACATGAGGATCTTCATTGTTTTTGTGTGCAGCTAACATCAAAAGACTTGCATAGGCATAACCCATTCTTATTTGACCAACTGTATTTTGACGCACTAAAGGATCAGGACTTGCTAAGTCAGCCCTTATTTCTGGCAATAAAAATTCATTTACAAAGTTAAGGTTTTGTCTTTTACCTCCTATTCTGTTTTGATAAAATTCATCTATACCAAATCCAGCTTTAAAAGGTAATTGGTCAGGAAACCTTACTACCATAGGAGTATTGACATAAGGTAAATATCTACCTGATTCTTTAAACATATTTGTAGGACTTCTTGTAAATTTTAACCAGAACCTTACAAGAGGATTTTTTATAGCCATATTATTAATAAAGTCTGCACCTTTACCAAATAAATCTTCTGTTCTAATGTCTTGTGTAAATGTTATTTGTTTACCAAATTCTTTAGCTTTTAAAAGTATTCTTTCTGTTACTAGATCAGGAATGAATTGTTGTGGACCTGCACCTAACTCTGGATCTACAAGTCTGCCTATAGTTCCTTCTTGACCTTTTAAAATATAATGTATAACTCCATCAATGTTGCTTTTTACATATCTACTTAGCTCTGACCCACTAAGACCTTTTTTCATTCCTTCGTTAAAAGAATAAAATGCTGTAGCACCAATAATGTTAGGAGTTTGTATTAATGCGTCATTTGCTGTCATTAATCTACTAGGTAATCTTAATGTTTTACCAGTAAAATCAATAGCATTAAAAGGAAAATATGGTGCATCTGTTGGAATAAGACCAGTTTTTCTTCCGATTGGTTCTATTGCTTTGTCTGCAAGTCTTCCAAAACTTCCTTGATTATCAGAAGAAATCATAAATCTTTGGCTAACTTGACCTTTCATGTTGCCAACATTTACAAAATTATCTTCCATATCCCATGATCTTTTCCATGTCTGTGCTGCAAAATCAAGGTTATAAAATAAAGCAAATAAATGTTCTTTAGCAGCTTTTAATTCTGTCACATTATTAGCACCTGCAAAATTATTTAATGAACGCATAAAGGTCATAGCGACACCAGAAAATAAATTTACTTTTTGTGTGCTTGGTCCTGATAAAACAGCATTAATACCAATCTCATTCATTACTCGACCAAAACCTTCTAGACCTTTCCATACATTAATTACGTTGCCACTTTTAACTGCAACTAAATTTCTTGCATCACCTGATATATCTTTTATTAATTGTGATTGTTTTATTAATTCAGAGTAATCTCCTGTCTCATTAGCTCGTCTAACAGCATCTATCATGTCATTTTTTAAATCTACATTTTGTTGTATTAACTCATTTAAAACTGGTGATACATCTATAGATTCTTCTTGTAATTTTCTCTTTGCTGCTGGTGTAAGATCCATTATTTCTGCTGGCTTTTTACCTTCTAAACCTACATCTGGTTTCATACCCATAGTCTTGAAGGCTCTAGCAACTCTAGTTCTTGTACTAAGACCCATTGTTAACCAATCATCAACTTCATCTAATGCTTCTATAAGATTGTTAATTTCTGCTTCTATAAGTTTTGGATTCTTAGTTTTATAAGTCTCCATTAGTTTGTCATTTATTTTTGCAACATTTTCTGTTTGTAAAATTATTTCTTGTGCTTCTGCATAAATCTGTTCATCATCTGGAAACTCATCATATAGTTTTGATTTAAGTTGATGTCTTTCTTTTAATAATTTAGAGTTAGCAATACTAACAACATTGTCATCTTTAGGTGTTTTATTACCTGCAAGCAAATCTAATGCTTTTGCTTTTGTTTCTTGTTGAGATTTTCTTTGTGTAATTGGAGGTAAAGTATTTTCATCTTTTTTCTTTCTTATATTTGCTGCTAAAAATTCTTGTTGTCCTTCTTTTAAATTTGGATTCTTTTCAATAAAACTAGCTTTTTGTGGATTTTTATTGACATCTCCTAAATCTAATTTTTTATTTGCAGTTTTATTTAAAACAGTATTTACTTGATCTTTGTATGTTATGTCTGCTGCAATCTCTATAACTAACCCTTTTGTATTAGAAGGTGATGCGGTAGCACTACCTGTCTTGTCAGTAACAAAAGCTTTTACTTTTTTATGTAGTTCTGCACCATGTTTTCTGATTTCTGCTTCTGTAAACCCTTGAGTTATAAATGTCTGTAATATTTTTTTCTCCTTATCTATTTTAAATTGTGTATCAGGTGCTTTTTTACCAAGTCTTAAAGAATATGCCATCTTATCAAAATCAGACTCAAAAATAATTTTGGCACTACCATAATTAGGTTTTGTATTTTTGTAAGCAGAAGGCATTACATAAGTTCTTATTTCATCTCCTTCTGTTTTTGGTTTTACTTGTTCACCTGTTGTCTGAGTTTTAATTTCATTTTCAAGATCAGTTTTACTTACTCCTTCACTATCTAATTTTGTATTGATAGCTTCGTTAGCTTCGTCAATAATTTCTACAGAGTCATTGATAGTTTTCTTTTCTTTAATAGTCAAACTACTATCAATTTCTTTAATTGTTTTTCCTTTGTATTTAACAAATATATTATCTAGACCTTCTACTGCACCTTTAAAACTACCTCCAAAAGTAGTACCAAGACCTAACGCTAACCAATATTCTTCTGGTGCTACTTCATCTCCAAGTATATCTCTTAAAAAAGTTTCACTAACACTTAAACTACCTCCAAAAGCAGCACTTCTTCTTATACCCTTCCAACCTTTTGCACCTACACCAAAAGGAATCATTTGAATAAGACCTGCTGATATAGCTTCTGCTTGACTTATTTTGCTATTATCACCTGCTAAATTTTCTCTACCTATTCTTGTTTTCTGTGCATTAATATTTAAGCCATAACCAATACTAAATTGACCAACAAGATAAGATCCTATTCCATAAGGACCAAAAGTTAATAGTGGTGCTAAAGCAACATCAGCAGCAATACCACCACTAATTTCAATACCTAAACTTTTACCTAACTTGTTTAATTGTGCTTCATTATCAGCTTTTACATCTTGAATATTAAAATTTTTAGTTTCATAAAACTTTCTTATATTTAATAATCCATTTTGAAATTTATCAGACTCTAAAACATCTCTAGGTATTTGATTGTTATTGAATTGATTATATGAATAACCCAATTCTTTTTTCATTAACTTATTAATGTTTTTCAAATCATTAGGTCTTTCAATAGGTTTATTACTAAAACCCATATCAGAGAATTGATTTCCTTGAAGAAAATCAAACATAGTTAAGTAATTTAATATTGCAGGTGAGACAGAAGCAGCTTTTTCTCCTTCGTCTTTAACTGTCATATCTTCAAATATTTTTCTAGTAATACTAAAATCTTGTTCTTTAAAATCAAAAACATCATTTTGATTTAAAAATAAGCTATTAACAGTATCACTAAAATCAAACTCAGTATTAAAATCTATAAGACTTAGGTTCTCGTTAAATAAACTACTACCGAAATTTGATTTAAAACTTGTTTCGTTCTGGTTAGTTGTTGGTATATTTTTTTGTTTGTTTTCAGAACTAAACTCTAAATTATTAGTTTGTGTTTGACCACCAAATTCTAAGTTAGCATCATTATTTGTTTCGTTAAATTCTAAGTTCGTATCTTTTTTATCTGTATCTGAAAATTGTAAATTTGAATCTGTCATAATTTAAAACCACCCTTCTTTGATACCACGATCAATAATACTTAATACATTTTTATCATAATCTGGATTGGTTGCATAATCTTCAGCTTGTAGCATTTTAATTGCTTCTTTAATACTGTTTGCATTTACTATACCTTTTCTACCCAAGAAGTTATCATTCCATTGTTTCTTGTATTGCATCATCATTGCTCTAATATTATTAAATGTTTTAAAGTCTGCTTCTTCTAGTTGTTCACCTTGACCTCTAAATTCAGTAGTTAATTTTCTTTCAGATTCACCTCTTTTAACTTCTGAAGATGTAGCTTGAAGACCTAAGAAATTATTTTTTGCTGATTGAGTTTTACCAAAACCTGTTTCTTCCATAGCTTGTGCAGCTACAAGTTCGGGATATTTAATACCTATTTCTTTAGCAATATTATAAATAACTTGGAAATTATGTTTTTCTCTAACAGGATTAAATGGATGGTCTTTACTTGTAATCAGTTTATTCATGTCAAACTTAGGAGCATCTACTTTGTCTAAATCAGTAATACCTTCTGGAATTACTAAAACATCACCTATTTGAATTTTATTAGTTGTCATTCCATTTGCTTTTTTAATAGCTTCAACAGAAGTGTCAAGATCATTTGCAATACCAGATAAAGTATCACCAGAACTTACGTCAACTGTTGTAAAACCACCTTCTGAAAATGCACCACCTTCAATCCCAAGACCTTTAAAAATTTCACCAGCTTCTTTTTCTCCTTCATAACTGGTCGGATCAAATATAAAGTTATCAGCATTGTAATAGTCATATCCACCTTCACTTGCTGATTTGCCTGATTTAATTTTTTTTAGATCTTCCTTATAATTAGAAATTATTTCTTGGTATTTAGTTTCTTTTGCTGCTTCATTGGCATATTGTCCTATGCTCCATTTGTCTAATTCTAATCTAAAGTGTTCATCTAAATCAAATTTTTGTTGAACGTATTGTCCTTTAACTTCTAAAGTAAATAATCCTCTCTGACTTAAAACCCTATCTCCTTGTTTTATAAGTCTTTTTAATTCTGGTCTTGATTCAAACAAACCTTTATTAGTATTGCTATCAACATAATTAAATAATCTATTAAAATTATCTACATCTTCTTTTGTTGCTGCTGGACCTAGAGTTTCCATAAAGCCATATAAAGTTGTCTTTGCTTGTTGTTTATCCTTAAATTCACCATTATTATATCTTTTGTGAAAGTTTAACCACCAAGCATCTACGTTGTAGTTTAAATCTGCATATTTTTCTTTTATAAATTCAATTTGATCTGGAAAATCTTTTGTTAAACCACTTATTATGTTTGCATTATTTCTAATAGTGGCAAAACTTTTAGTATTGTAATCTAATTGTGAAAGCCTAGTATCTATATCTGATTGCTCTGATAGATTTGCAAATTTAACTTCTTCTTCTTTTTTATCATTTATAACTTTAAAGGTTTCTTTTAACATTACATTAAAACTGCCATCTTTATCTGTGAAATCACCTAATTTAGTTTGTTGTGGTCCTACTCTTAATTCTTTTACAAAATCAATAAGATCATATATTTCAGCTTCAGCTTCAATCCAATCTAATTCACCATCTTCAAAGTCACTAATAATTGTATTGATGTTATTTTGTGTATAATCAACAATTTTTTTAGGTGATACGCTATCTGTTAAACCATAAGTAACCATATTATTAATATTATTTTGAACATTATCTAACTTGACAAATTTATCATCTATATCGTCATTATCTTCATTAATACTTCGGAAATTTATAAGTATAGAATCACTAAAACTATTTTCAAATATACCAATTTTTTGTTCTGATCTTTTTTCTTCGTGATCTTTAAAGACTTCTTGTAGAGCTAAGTTTTGACTTGGAAAAAAATGTTCATTTAATATTTCTGGCCTAATACCTTTTGTATCTGTTAATTGAGTTGCATTAAAATCTGATAAAGCTACTTCAAATTGTTCAGATCCAACATCAAATTGACTTAGTGGCATAGGAATTACACCATCTTTAGTTTCAAATTGAACAACATACTCATCAAAAAACTTTTTAGTTTTTGCTTTTGATGAGTTACCTAAATTCAAAGCTATTTGTTTTTCTATTCCATACTGCGTGTAAATGTTTCCACCAATAAAATTCCTAGCAAATCTTTTACCTTCTTTTGCTTCTAATTGTTTTTTTATTTTATTAATTTCTGTAGGAGTAGAACCTAAGACTTGATTTTGACCAGCTAATACACCTTCTTGTTTTGCTTTATCTATTTGAAAGTTAACAAGTTTTTGTAATGTAGGGTTTATAGATTTTAAAGTATCAGCCAACTCCATCAATCCAGTTTTAGGTAAAACGCTTACAGGTTCAACAAAAGTATTTACAGGATTTCTAGAACTTTCACCTGCTGTACTTTGAAAATTTGTAGTGCCAACTTGTAAAACCATAATTAGATAGCTGCTGCTCCGAGATACATACCGACACCTTGAGTACCGATATTTAATAAGGTTTGACCTAGACTTGGTATAGCGTTATAAGCTTCATTTATATTACTTTGTAATTGATTTCTTCTACTGTCAAATTGTGATTCTGTTTGTTGAATATTAAATAGATACTGTCTATTCATTGATTCAATACTCTGATTTATTTTTTCTCTATAGTTAGCAGCTTGTCTATCTTGATCCATTAATAATAATCCTACAGTTGAACCAGCTTGTTCTGAAGCTATTATAGATCGACTAGCTTGTAAAGCATCAATAGTTTTAGCAAACTTATCTTGTGCTGCAAACTTTTCTTCTTCTGCTTTTCTTTCTGAAAGAGCTAATTGTCGTTGTCTTTTGTCATCTTCTGCTGATTGGTTAGCTATCAATGCTTGGTTATAAGTTTGATTAGCTCTATCTTTAGCAGCAGCCCTACCGACAAAAGCATTGGCTACAGTAAGACCCAAGCCTATATTCAATGCTGTGGCAGCAGATATACCACCTGCTACTGCTGTTGTAGAACCTGCTCCTAATAATGCAGCACCAACACACATCTAGGCAATCCTCAGAAATTCGTAGAAAGGTTTCTTTTGTTTACCATAACATTCATGTAGTTTCACAAAAGTAAACCCAAGACTTTTTAACCATTTTATAGCAGAAGTGTTCTCTGCATATACATAATTATAAAGTATTTTATAAGACTCAAGTAGATTATCAACCCAATCTCTGCCTTGTCTTATTAATTGTATTCTATATTTTTTATTATCAAACAATTCATCTGTAGCAATACACCATATGCAACCATCTTTAAATACACCACATAAACCTATAGGCTGGTCATCATCAGAAGCAATAGTCATATTAGTTTTACTACCTAAAAAAGTATAACTAAGTGCATCTTCTGGAGTCATATCTGTTTGATAGAAAGATTCAAGCCTGTCCATTTCTCTCATGTTTTCTACTACAAATTTAAAATCTTCTAGCTTAGATTTTCTTAAATAACCCACTATATTCTTCTGCTCCTTATATGAAAAGTACCTTCATACTCTGCACCTGCTAAACGTGTAGGAAGAAAAGTATCATTTTTTATATCTATATCTACCCTATCAGACTTACTCATTATAGGTACTTTAAATGTACCAGTATCAAGGTTTATCTGACCGATAGCAGCAGACGCAGCACCAAGCAGACGACCAGTAAATTTATGAGTACTTGTGTTTCTATTCTCAGGTGTTACTTCTACTTTAAAAAATCCAGCTTCTTCGTACTTTATATAAAAATGATGTAGTTGTAATCTTGTACCTACATACTCAGGAGAACCAGCACCTTGTTCTGTTAGTCTTTGCTTACTAAATCTGTAGTGCATTTCATAAGGTTCACCAATAATAAATTTACTATTTCTATAGTCTCCTATAGCAGTAATAGTAGAAGTAGATCCATTTGTTGTATTAGAAGTACTCAAGACTTGTCCTGATACAAGAGTCTTTGTATTGCCTTGAGCATCTACAAAAGTACTTGTTTCTCCATTAGCTAAATATCTACCAATTATATTCATGCTTGCTCTTAATCTATAAGGAACTGTAAAGGTAGATAGACCAGTACCAGAGCTATAAGATACTGATACACCAGTAGTTGCTTCAGTTACTTTATGGTCAAGATGATATTCAAATTCTGCATTAGGTTCTTTAAATTCAGTTTCAAATGGTATCTTTTCTAAAGTTACTTTGTTTGCTTCTTCAATAACTGCAAACAAATCTGTACCAATAAAATCTACATTTAAGATAGATCTATTTGTATTGATTGTATAAGTAAACCAAGCACTTAATGACTTGCCTTCTCTTCCATATAACCATCTATATACATATAATTTATTAGGATCATCTGAACCTAATAAGACAAGAATATCTTGATTGGTTGATACTGCCATTTTAAATATATTGCTTGGTATCAGTCTTGGTACATGGATAGTTATGTTTGCTGCATCTCTTATCTGTGATTCTCCTTGTAAAATATATTCTCTAATACCAGCAAAAGATCCTTTCTGAGTTAAAAAGTAGATAGAACTACCAGAAGGTACAGGTTGTGCAGCAGAACTACTTTCAAATTCAGTTATTACCAGTACGTTAGCTGTCTTAGGTGTAAGGTTATCTGCTGAACTTGCTAATACAAACTGAGTTTGTTCTGAGAAAAGTATTAGTTTCTCTCCCATAGTTACTGCACTTTTTAATATCGCTACTTTTGTATGAGAAGCAGCCACATCAATAGGTTCATTATCTAAAACAGATACAACTGTCTCAGGAAAGAAGTTAAAAAATTCAGATACCCTAGAAAGAATTACATTATCACCTGCAAGAAAACCTAATCTGTTTCTAAAGAAGAATACGTTATTAATTTTTTGACCAATAAAGGAAGGATCAGGTGCAGATATAACATCACCTACAGTTCTTTCTCCCCATTTAGGTAATGTAAATGATTGACCACCTGCTGTATAAGTATCACCATCTACTCTTGCAAATCTAAAATTACCATCTGCTTGTCTTATCAAGACATGGGGCATAGTGGCATAGTCAAACTTAAAAGGAATACCAGCTTCTACTGTTTCTTCCCATTGCCCTTCTTCAAAAGCACCACCATTATTAGTAACAAATTTTACATAGTAGTTATCAAAGTTTGTATCGTCATCTCCTTTTATTTCTACTACATATCCATTAGGTGAAACTGTTGGTAGATCAGTAAACCTTTGTACTGAATCTTTTATTATTGTCATCTTGGTATCACCTTGAGTATCACTACCATCTATAGAAAAATTAGAATTATCATTTTTTCTTACATATAAAACAGGACCATTTCTAGCAATCGTAAAACCAGACAGACCAGAATCAAGACCAGACTTTAAATCAGCAGCTATGGTATCTGTACTAAGAGTAGAATCTCCAGAAGTATCATCAGTAACCGTAACTCCATCTATCGTTACTGAGTAGGTTGTATCTGCTGTTGCCTGATTAATAAATATAATTGCTTTTGTTCCAGTACCACCGCTAAGAGTAGTGTCCATTGCTGCTGTAATACTTGTATTAACTACAAATGTAAAGTCAGCAATAGTAACAGTCTTCATTACACTTCTAGGTGTAGAAGTATTTAAATAGGCAGTACCGTCAGGTTTGTTTACTGTTAGTTCTGTACCATCTAATTCAAAAACTTTTACATTTCCATTACTAAATACAGCTACATATCTTTCACTTAAGTCTCTATTAATAGTTTGAATATGAACATTACCAAGGGTTGAAGAAGATAAAGCAGTTACATATTGAAAACCACTTCGTTTTGTTAGACCAAGAACAGGGTTACTATCTGCATTGTCTTGTATATCTGCATGATCTGGTTGCTTTAAAGCATCCGAAGACTGTGATATACCTCTCAATAATGTAGGTATAGCTCTTGATATAACAGGCATAGCTATCTAATTAATGCACTAGAAGGATTATAAGTATCAAAGATACTGGTAAGAGAAGGATCTCCTCTTAATAAATTATGATCTGCATTTGCATAATCTGTCTCTGTAAGTATAGTTCTTGCTCTAACTTCATCTTCTTGTGTATATGTTCTTAGCCCTTGATCTCCTACCAACCTATCAACAAATACTCTTGCAGCTTTGATGTTGATATATCTTCTTGCCTGTTCTGGAATCTCATCAAAAGTTCTAAAGTAAACAACAGTACAAATTAAATCTTCTTCAAATTCAAACTTATTATTTTGTCTGTCGTATAATTTTAATCCACGTTGTATAGGATCTATTGTTGGATGTTGATGTATATTTGCATCTACTCTTAAGACGTTAGCTGGCAAACTAATTTGATTTGATCCATTTCTAGTAAGAGTTACATCTATCTCAGTATTAAAAGACCAACCTTCTGACTGTACTTCTTTATTAAATTCAGTAAGAGTTGATCTGGCAGTTACAGCATCTACTGGAAGTGTGCCTGTCAAACTATTTATTGGAGCTTCCGCTATAGCAGCTAACATTATGTTGATTGCTTCAAGCTCTGTGGTTGCAGCTACAGTCATTGTTTAATACTTTTTTATTTTAAGTGAATCCCTCCCACCTTTTTTCTTCTTCTTCTTTTTCTTTGATGAATACATAATGATAAAAAAAAGGGTATCTATTAATAAGATACCCTATAAATTGAAATTAAGAAGCAGATAACTTAATAGTAGCTGCACATTCTGGTCTTAGGATTCCATGACCTAACGCATACTTAGCAACCATTAAGGTTCCTTGATACATTATGCCATAATCTGAACCAGAGATCTCAGTAGTCATATCCATCAACTTAACTGTACCAACAGCCGACTTATGGAAAACTAAACCAATAGTCTTACTGTCGTCACCGTTGTAAGCGTTGTTCTCACCTGATGCTGCTGATCTGTTTGACTGAGGTACGTTGTTAGACATCATTACAGGGATGCCAGCAACTTGTTGTACCTTACCAGAAGCAAACGAACCATTACCTTGTGGGTTAAAGTCTGTGTCTACAGTTCTAGTAGCAGATTCAGCAAGCTTGTAGTACTCAGCAGGTGGTAGTACACAGAAACGATCTGTTGGAGGAATGTCTCTTTCATCCATTGTCTGTGCAATATCATAGATAGCTGCTGCTATCTCATCACCAGTAACATCAGAAGATGCTGTATTACCATTAGCAAGTGTTAAGACAATACCACCATTACCACCACTAAGAGTAGTAGAAGCTCTGGAAGCATTAGCAATTTGCTTGGCTACGTTTTCATCATACGTTTTAGCTAGTGCCTTTCCTAGCTCATCAGCGTAAGTTGCTCTTACGTCATAATGATTCTTGAGTTCATCAATGTTAGCAATGAAACTCTGTGCAATTAGAAGATCATCTATTGTGATAATCTTTTCATTTGCCTTGATTTGGTTTGCTCCTACCAATGGATTTCCGACTGTATGATAAGCCGCAGTCGCAGTTCCTAGAACAGGAAACTGTGCTGATTTTCCACTTGTAATAGTACGAACTGAATGAAGCTGTTCATTAAAAATGTTATTTCTGGTGAACGAAGTTAGGACCTCACCTGAGAAAATTTTTAAAAACAGGGCATCAAAGCCTGTTCCACTATTGTTAACCAAACCAAGGCGTGAGACTGTAGCGTTAGCCATAGTAAAATTCCTTGATTAATGTTTACAAATTTGAGAAACTAACTTTGCTTCAATCCTTTCTCACAAGTGTTATCTGACGCATCAGGCACTTAGATATTTAGATTTCTACTTTGTTAATTTATACTGACCCACAATTCCACTTCCTTAAAGCAAGGGCTTTGCGAGTTAACTTACCATCTTTCTTTAACGGTCCTTTTGCTTTTGACATTCTTGCACAAAAAGATTTCCTTCTTGATTTTTGTCTAGGCGAAAGACCTGTCTTTTTAGTAACAGGTGCTTGCAAGTTTCCACCTGTTGCTCGGTTATATTTCCTACGACCAGAAGCAGTCAAACCCCCTGTAGGGTCTTTGTCCTTCTTAGTAAGAGATACTCCTTTAGACATAAAAGATGTAAGCTATTTAAAATATAGCATTATTACGCAATCTTTAAACTCTTGCGATTATTTTTTTTGCGTCTATGTTGATAAGCTATCTTCCTTGAACTGGTCTTACTTGCTTTAAATTTTCTAGTCTCACTACCACTCATTTCTTTTGTAGTCTTTGGAGTCTTGCTACTAACTCTTTTAGAAGGTCTGCAAGCAGGGTAGCCACTACGCTTCTCACCTTTCTGACGACCACAAGGCTTACCTGTTTTAACGTCTACCCATTCTTCTTTAAACCATCTGCGTAAACTCATTTACCTACTTGCTTTTGTGCTTTCTCATGTGCAGCTTTAAATGATATACCTTCACGCATAAGCTTCTTCATCATATCCATGTGTTTTTTGGAATGATGTTTGGAATGTTTGTTGAGAGTAACTATTTGTTTAGGTGTAAGTTTACTCATTTCTTCTTCTTCTTTTTCTTAGAGTTCTTACCTAAAATTTTAAAGTCTTCACGACTTATCTTGCCATCTTTATTAACGTCTAATTTATTTTGATTTCCTTTAAGCATGATTAAGATACCCTCAATGATTTTCTAGTGTAGCCACTAGCTACTTTCTTTTTACCACCTACTTTGACTTGTCCTTTACAGACCTTGACTCCGTAAGCATTAGCGTAAGCAGAAGGATAAACCTTAAACTTACGCTTGGCTGCTGCTTTACCTCTGGCACATAACTTAGCCATTACCCAAAGACGTTACTATTTTCTAAACGTGCTTTAACTTGTTCTGTATAAGTCATATCTTTTTCCCAACGAGGATCACCCATAGCAGCTATAACTTCTGCTGTTGATCTGTAAGGTGCAACTCCACTAGAAGCAGACTTACCAGAATAAAGATTTGGTTCAACTCCCATAGCGTTTTGGTATCTTGTATATAGTCCTTGTACCATCATACCTAGTTGTGGACCAGACATTGTATTTGTTGCATCATTGAAAGCTTCGATCTCAGGTTTAGGTAAGTTATCTAAAGCCCAACTAACCATCTTGCCATAAGCTTCATCTCCCCCTATTGAGTCTCTTATATCTTTTACTTCTTGAGATGGCAGTTCAGCAGCAGCACCTTCTTCACCTTCTTCTGTATAACCACTATCTACTGCTGCACCAGTAAGGTATCGGTCAACAGCACCTTTAGATAGACCTGCATCTAATAAAGACTGATACATTTCTTCTGGTATCTCACCTTCATTCTTATGAAACTCTGCACTAATTTTATAAGGATCAATGCTGTTCTCTTTAAAGATCTCACCTAATATTTCTCCGTAGTTTTCATTTACAGAAGCGTAATCTACAGTTCCATCTTCTTGGTAGTAATCTTCATATCCTTCTGGTACACCAGTAGATTCTTCTACTTCTTCTGTTGCTGGTGCTTCTTCTGTTACTGTACCAAGCTTACCTTCTAGTTCTTTGTAGCTATTAGCAAGATCTTCTACAGTTTTAAATTTACCAGCATACAAACCATTCTCATCTTTTAAACCTTCGAGGTCTTGTTGGGAAACTGGTGGGGTTTCAGAGACTTGTACTTGTGATGAAGTCATAGTGTTTTTTATTTAACTATAGTGAATTGTATTACCATTGCCAGTAACGTGGTCGCCTGACTTGTCTGGTACAGGGTTCTTTTCGTTCTCTCCTATGGGACTAACGATTGCTTTTTCAGATTCAGAAATAAACTTTCCGTCATCATCTCTTTTTCTACTAGGCTTCTTGGTTGGCATCAGGTTGTCCTCCTTGTAATTGTTGTGCCTGTGCATCAGCTAAACCAGCTTCAGCATTTACTTTAGGATCAAGCAAACGTGAACCTAAAGCAGCAGGTCCAAGACTTTGAATAAGCTGTTGTTGTTGTGCAGCTTGTTGCTCGGCTTGGATCTCCTCTTGTGTTTTTACTAGGTTAGCAGTATCTATTCCGATACTGGTAGCAAGACGTTTGACCGCTTCATCCACATTAACGTACTGTCTCATTACATCTGGTCCTAGAGCTTGAGCTACAGTTCCAATAAACTCTATAAGTTTGTTTCTATCATTACCTCTACCAAGTCCTTGTAGCCCTGTCACTATCTTAGGTTTGACTAGATCATCAGGTAACTTAGGAACTTTGCCTTGTCTTACTAACAGGTGCATCCTACGTCTGAGGTATGGTAGTTGAAACTCTTGGGTCAAGATACTGTAGATACCACCAAGACTATTCTCTAGTTCTTGTGCCATAAGATTTATCTCGGCTGCTGTTACTCTTTCTGCGTCACGTTGTACTGATCTAGCCATCAAGAAAGCAAACTCAAGTCTTGCTTCTATTCTTTGTATTGCACTAAAAGCAACAGAAAAATCTCCACTCTTTCCTACTTGCATCACAGAAATATCAGAAGCTTGCCCTTCTCGTATAGCACCATTCGGTGCTTTAGCTATAGTGGCTGCTCTTGTAATACCATTAGGATTAACTAAGAATAAAGTTTTAGCAGAAGCAGCAGCACCTTCAATGATTGCTTGCATTAAAGACTCAAGACTAATCAAGTCGCCACGATACTCTTCAACATATCCTCTTCCGTAATCTTCACCATCCACCCGAATGAACCTGAGAGGAATAAAGGGAGTGACATCTACTTTTGATCTGCCATCTGTGTTAGGTATCTTTTCTCCTTTACATTCTTGAAACCAAAAGAAGTCATCATTCATTCTTTTGATAGATGTATATATATCCAAGTCTCCCTTCATCATATCTGAATCATAGTTCTCTTTCTTTTTAATCTGCTCTAAGAACTCAAGAGGTAAAGCTTGTGGATGTACTGTCTCTTTAATTAAGATCTCTAAAACATTACCGACTTCATCACGCTTGCAAACAAACTTAGATAGTGGATATACTTTTAATCCTTTATCTGTTAGGTAAAGAAGAACATTACCTGATACAACTAAATGCTTAAGTGCTTCAAACATAGCAACCCTATCATTAGATATTTCTATCTGATTCATCAAAGCATTTTCTATTGTGCGTAGTCCTTTATCTATCTCACTTTGTAGTGCTTCTTGTCCTTGCTTTTTTATTTCAAGATCATCTATTTCTAATTTAAAAAATGCTGTGCTTGGTGGAAGCAAAGTCATTAATAATTTATTTGATAAGCTATTAACTCCACGACTACCAGTAGCTTGGAAAGGTGTCTTGATCCTAGCTCTAGTACCTGATGTTTGTTCTGGTATTAAACTAGGTATCGTTAGCTTTGATGATTCTTTTGCTTCTCTATCGTAGGTTGATCTACTACTAACAAGAGCTTCATATCTACCTGCTGCGGTTGTGCCTTGTGAAGTGTATTCCATTTTAAGAGTAGTTTAAGTTTCCAGTACTAGAAGAATTAGATAGTAAAGGTATTTGTAAAGACCTTGTACCTAATCTTCTTGGTGCTACTGCTCTAGCAATCTTACCTCCTGTAACTTTATTTCCTGTTTTCTTTTTCTTAGATTGCCCCATAGTTCTATTGTCACCAATAGCAACTTTGGTTGCAGTCTTCTCGATAGCAGAATCAACTGGTTCTGGATCTGGTAATGGTGGTGGGCTTGGTCTTCCTAAACACATAGTTAACGTCTCCCTCCTGACCTACTGCCAGACATTCGTGATTTACTTCTCATTCTAGCCTTTGCCATGCTTTGTGCTTTTTTTCTATTTGCAGATATATTAGCTTTTTGTTGTGCAGTTTTGTTTCCACCTCCACTTCTTGTAAGTTTTTGTACAGTTGTAAGGTTTGGATCTACATAAGTTCCTTCTTCTTTTTGTCTCTTTATCTTTAAACTTTCTGTTGCTTTGACTGTATCTTTAGCGTCATCAACTCCTGTCTGTGAACCAGTTACAGTAACAGGTCTATTTTGATATTCACTTTTTGGTGGAGTCATTCTAGCTACACCTCCTCCAAGACACATAACTATCTCTCCAGTACTCTATTGGTTAACATGGTTTCTTTTTGTCTAGCTTGTTGTTCAATTAAATAATCAACAAGAGATCTTTGACCTGCACGATACCATACTTCTCTGTCAGATAGCGATAGGTCTGGATGTCTATTAGGAAACACTTGATCTAAAGCTTCAATAAGTTCGTCAGTAATTACTGGTAAAGACACAAAGATTTAAAAGATATATCTATATTATATGTTACGCTGTAGATAGCAAGGAGTGGTTACCTTGTTGCAACGCAATAAAAAATCTCTAGGTAAGTGGTTCTATCTAGAGATTTTTTTATGGCTGCCAAAGTTTTACTTCACCTGTGCTGTAGTTATAATCTCCTTCTCTTAGTATTCTTGTAAGTCTTACATTGAGAATAGCATCAGCAATACTATAACCTTTCTTTGTATATGTCTCCTGTACCTTAGACCAAAGTGCATCTCTAGTATCTGGAGTATTGGCTAGTGTCTTGGAAGCAGTAACCATACCCATACCTTTAAGACCTGCGATACCATCACCAGAGTCACCAGCTAGTGACATCTCAAACCAATGCCTATCTGCTTTCTTCTCTGTTATATGTAAGATCTCATCTTCTTGTATTAACTTACAAGGTATAGTCTTCATGTCTTTATCTACTGAGACTATGATTGGATTTTTATACTGACCATTGGTAGCCAACAATCCAAGAACATCATCTCCTTCTAGGTTTGGATAGGCAGCAGATTCATATTCATTCTTAATTTTTTTAATAATACTTTTTAGTGCTAATGGTTTTCGTTTACCTATCCTATTCATTTTGTACTCAGGAAATATCTCATGTCGAAATGTAGGGTAAGAAGTAAAGCACATAACCACATCATGCTTGTCTTCTGCTATCTGTTTATATACTTCTAACCTGCTTTCAATCAGGTTCATTATATCTCTTTCATCAGAGTGAAGAGTATGTTGCCATTCATTCCATCTTGTATCTATTTCACAAGCACAACAAGAAGAATAAACTAGCCAATCAGCATCAATTAATAAAGTCATAGTTCAGCAAAATCATTTTCATATACAATTAATCGACCTGTCTTTTGGTCGTATAATAATTTATCTACTTCTCCTGTCATCCCTGTATGTCTAGACTTGAGTACCTTTAGCTGTAATCGCTGTCTCTCACTAGCATTTCCTGTCTGGTTTCTAGAAGCCGAGAGTACGACATCTGATAGTTGAAGTAGTGAATGAGATCCCCTCAAGTCTGAGGTATCAACCTCCCTGCCTGACTCATGTGATTGTCCTTGTGGTCTGCGTAAGTGACTGACCAATACAAGAGCTATACCTGTGGCTTCACATAAACTTCTTAGCTTGGTCATTATAATATCTATTGCTTTGCGTTCATTGTCTAACTCAAGACCAGATAAAACTATACTGATGTGGTCAAGAATTACTACCTGCACTCCATCAACTGTTGCTAAGTATCTGATCTGTTCAAGCAATACATCAGGTTCAAGACTACCGAAGTGATTGTATAAAAACAAATTACGACTTGAAGTAAGTTTATCAAAGGCAGTCTTTAAGCTCGCTTCATCTATACCATCTTCAGTTAGATGTAAAGGAACATTCAAGTCAATGCCTACCAAACCTTGAAGTGTTCTTTGTACTGATTCTTCTAGTCCTATATAACCAACCTTTAATCCTCTCTTCAAAAAGTGATGGCAAAATTCTCTACAGATTGTGGACTTACCTGCCCCACTTGCGGAAGCTACTGTAAATAATTGGCTAGGAAATAATCCTTTTGTAAAATCATTTAGTTTAGGAAAAGGAAAATCTGTTACAGCTTTACTTGTTTCTTTAGTAAATAAATCCCAAGCATCAGCAGCATTGATCAAACAATCAGGTCTTACTGGTCTAGCTTTCCATAATCTTTCTTGTACTAAATCTCCTTCACCTTGTACAAGATGATCGTTAACATCATTACGATCTAGTCTTGCTATTGCAACCTTACCTTTGGGTAAAATTTCCATACACTTCTCTGCTGCTTTATTCCCTGCATCATCGTTATCAAAGCAAAGAACTATACGACAATAAGTATCTAACCATTTGTAGTTGGCTGCCAAATACTTAGCTGCTGACTGCACCCCTGATGGTATTGATACACAAGGAAACTTGTTGCCTTGTATTTGAGATCCACTCATGCAATCAATCTCACCTTCAAAGCAGCTTACGAATACAGATCCATTGCTGCCATGTTGTCGCCATAAGTGTTGACCCCATAGTTGTACGTTAGATATGTCTCCTATCCAAACAAACTTCTTGTCTTGAAATCGTACGTGTTGTGCTACATCTCTACCTTGTTGGTCTTTATAAGTAGCAACTTGAACAGGCTGTCCTCTATATTCTGCCTGTCCATAACCAAATAGTTCGCAAGTCTCTTTGGTGATTCCACGTTTAACTAAAGGTATAGGTGTTACCTTTAATAGTTTTGGATTTGTTTTCTTTAATGGAATGATGTTACTCACTTTCTTTTCTTTGTCTTGGTTGGGGTAGTACGTGTATTCGCAATCCATAGTGAAGCAATGTTCATGCCCATCATCAAAGACTGCACAGTTTTTTTTGCCACACTCAGGGCAAATCTTTTTATTCTTGTATTGACTCTTCATCTAAGTTACATTTGTGTTCTTGTAAATTAACTTCAACCCAAGTCATGCCATTGAAAACTCTCCACATTTTATTAACTGGGTCAAAAAAAGTATCACCTGCTTTAGGGTTATCAGGTTGTGGGTAAGTCATACCATTCAGAAGGAATTGTTTTATCGCAGTAGAGAAACCCATGCCTATCGCACCATGCACCATAGGTAAGGCTTCTCTTTGCTTTGCTTAATCGTGTCTTGCTATTTTGAAAACAAAACCTGATGTCTAGTTCGGGTCTTGTCTCCTTAATAACAAGATGCTTTCTGCGGTCTTCAGTCGAAAAATATCCTTTCGTTTCAACAATAAAATTGTTGAGGATAAAGTCAGGCTTGTAGCTGTAGCTAATTGTGTAGTCAATGCTGATAGTTTCATAAGTAAATTTTATTTTCTTTTTGTGTAAACTGTCGGCAAAAGCAGCTTCAAACTTGCTTTTGTATTTAGAAGTCGGCTGCTGTGGCAGTCGCTTTCTCTTCGTAGGTCGTTGGTTCTGCTGTCTCGAAGTCACTTGCTCCACCTCCACCTGTAAAGGGAACTATATTTCTAAAGCAAATACTTAATGGCATACATCTAATACCTACACCATTACCACCTGCGTTATATCCAGAAGCTAAGAAAGATACTTGTCCTTCTGTCTCTGGACTTATCTTCTCCATCTGTAATCTTTCATCCTCATTCATAAGAACTACTTGACCACTTTGTTCTTCAGTCTTATAGAAAGCAACAGGTGTATTGATACCCTTCATGCCTTTATAATTTTTCTTTAGTCTGATAACTAAATCACTCTCCTCGAATGACCAAGGGAAAGATGGTTGTCCTGTCT